TGTTTGTGGTATATAATAAGTAACAGGCCAATAGCGCCTTAAAGGAGAAATAAAATGGAAAAAGCATATGATTTAAGCAGACTCATTGAGATTTTAAAAGACCAAGGTCTCGATTTGGCTGAAGACGCGGCAAAGATTGTTATCGAAGCCGTTATTGACTGGATTGGCGAGAGCGCAGCTAAGTCTGATAACAAGTACGATGATCTTATTGTTGCACTTCTACCCATCTTGAAGGCAGAGGCTCTTAAGCTTGCAGACCACATTGATGGCAAAGACGACGACGGTGACGGGAAGCCAGCCGCAGAGTAATCTAAGAGGGGCGGGAATATGGAAAAGTTTCTAATTAATCTAGGACTAGCGTTAGTTGAGAGATGGCTATTCCCGCTCGCCAATCGCATTTGGGATAAGCTTGCTGATTGGATTGATGGTTTCTACAAAAAGAAAGAGACAAACAAAAGAGTAGACAGGTCTACAGGGAAGCTTGTTGACGCTAAAACAGGGGAGCAAATAGATGATGCGGCTGATTCTGTTCTTGATGATATTTAGTCTAGCTGCTTGTGGTGGCGTTACTAGACCGGATGCGCCTATTTGTGTTGCCAATGCACCAGCTAAGCACAGTAAATGCTACAATCTTAAAGATGATTATCGTGATGACGGCACTCGCAAGGGAGATGCTAAGCCCTTTTATTACAAGCTAGAGACTATTTACGACATCAATAAGATGGTTTTTACGACTCCAGAGGGCTTTGGTGAGATCAAAAAGAGCCTTGCAGCTACTAGGCGCCACATTGAAGGCCTTCAAAAGGACTTGGCTCGTTGTAGAAATGGTAGATAACTATTCGGCACCACGCATTTGGCTCATCACAGAAGCCGAAATCAAAGCAGAACTACTAACCCTCACACGCTCATCAAGCTTCGCGTATCTAAGCGTGGTCTGATAACTTGTGTGATTAAGTATGCGTCCAATATTATCAACTCCAACACCTTGACTCATCCCTACTGTAGCGAAAGTCCTTCTAAGATCCCTAGCCCAAAGATCGGGACTGCCAATTTCCTTACGCACCTTGTCCCAGAATACCGGGCACACTCTTTTAATGCCTGTCAGAGATCCGTCTTTTCTCGCAGGTAGGCCCCTGAGAAAATTAAGTAAAAAGCTATTGAGAATAATCGTGTCCTTTTGGCCGGTCGACTCTGTCATTTTTCCATCGATCTGCAAGATACCAATCTCTTGGCCGCCGTGTTCTAATATCTCTACGTCAGACCACGTGGACCTGGCGATGGCAGATGGGCGCGATCCTGTGAGGGCAAGTAGATATAAGAACGCCACATTCCTAGAATTGCTTGCTTCCTCCCTTTGCAGGATCGCGCCTAATTTGCCGAGTTCGAAACTGGACAAGAAACGAACTCTTTGCCTTTCCTTGTGAGCATTGACATACGCGCAAGGATTGGCTCTCCCTTCTTCAAGTGTAATCCGTGAGAACAACACGTCAAAGAATTTTGAGAAAACTGATAGAGCCCTATTGGCTGTGGTGGGGGGCATCGATTCGTGCCACGCCCTGATTTCTGCAGTAGTGACTTGCGCAGGTTTGAGGGTCCCGAAAGCGGGGCAGATATTTCTATTGAAGATGGCTTGAACCTCTTTGGCCCAGCCGGACTTTTGAAATCTATCTTTGGCGTAATGGGCTTCAAACACTTCAGGCCATAGATCTTTAATGAGGTTTTCGCCTTTGGCTTTTCGATCCTTCTCTTTTGGGTCGATGCCTAAGCACACTTCAGCGAGCATTTGTTTGGCGAGAGTGCGGGCTTGCTTTAAAGATAGCACATTGCAAGGGCCCAGAGACGGCCTACGTGTGCGCCCATTGGGCGATTTATACGAGAGATAGTATCTAGGTCCAGATTTGAAACCGCGTGCGTGAAGGCCCTTTATGTCCGTGTCCCAAAGAGTCTCACCGTCTTTTAGATTTTTAATTTTTGTGGCGTCCATGCATCTGACTATGGCTGTTTATATGCGCCGTGTCAAATTAAAACTTCATTAAGACCAATCATGATTGAACCCCATGTGCTTATCCCAAGCATCGCGGCATGAATCTAAGTCGCCAATTTGCTTAGCCCGGTACTGAACACTGTCAGCCCCGCGCTCAACTTTATCACGCCAAACGGGAACGAACTTTCTCAACTCAGTTGATAGAGTCATGGGGCTCCAATCGTAATTGCGTACGCCTTTTTGCTTCAAATCTGAGTTCAACTTATCGAGAATAGATTTCAATCTGATCGTTTCCGGCCACCCCTCTTGGTGGTAATCGTTAGTGACGATCCTGCCCTCGAATAAACAATCAAACCACCACTGCTCGACAGGGTTCATATTGAACTGCTTTTGCTCCAATAGCCCCGCAGTCATTGGTGCTATGTCGATGTCCTTTTGTTTGAAATCATACTTAGAGAGGTAGTCGAGAAGGACAGCGTTGCCGCCCATCTTGTCGCACTTGATCCTCATTTCAGTAAATAGCTTCACGTTCTGCTTCCAGTGATCAGCTATCTTAAATACAGTGTAGCGCCGCTCATCGGCAGTAGCGTTGACAACTTTAAACTCGTTAGAGACGATGAAAAGTCTGGCTAGGTTTGTGGTGTTGTAGGCTTCAGCGTACTTGCGCTCAATCTTTATGGTGGGGCTGTTAACCATATCCTTGATGATACCGTCAGCGCTCTTGTCCCCTGCCCAGAAAGCCTCGTTGAAAACCATAACGAGCTTACTTTCTAAGTGAGAGTTGAAGTTACCAGTTATGTATCTATTGTGGGCGACAACGTCGTAGTGCGGCCCGAGTAGCGCGCCAAATCTATCGAGTGGCGCATTCTTCCCCGTACCTTTGAGACCCCTGAAGACTACGCAAGTCTGAACTCTTTCAGCCGGACGCTGAATGATGTGCGCTAGATAACAAATGAACCATGTGGCCAAGTTTTTATCGCCAGCTGCGATATTCAAATGGACGTGCTCAAGCCAAAGATCAAATCCTCTTTTGGCGTCGTCGCTAGCTTTCTTGTAAGGAATCGGCTCAGTAGTAAAGCCCTTCCATAAATTGAAATATCTATCACTAAGTTTTCTTCCAGGTGCGAATACGATTTTATTGATCTCTCTTCGCTGGGGATTTTGCAGCCAAGCCTGACTAGCGGGGATTTTCTTTTTCCTCCCGTTATCACTCTCGCCCCACACTGGCCAGTTCTCAAACTTAGTCAGTAGTGACGCCCTAGAGATGAACTTTAGATCGGGTTTACCGTCTTCATCTACCGTGTCGACGAGAATAGTTGGTGTCTTCTCATTAACCATTACGGCGTGGTTTCTGTTTATGATTTCCCAATACTCGGGATTTTTGACGTCTTCTTTCTTCTCGAAGATACCTTCGGGGGACTTAGACCCTTCAGGGTTTTGTCCGTGCTTGTAAGCATTGTCGACCTTAACTTTCAAAGCCAATAATTCCCAAGGCGGCTCACACCTGTCGTTCCAGTTCTCACTCATAAGAGTGAGAGCCATATCAGCACTGACGCCGTAGTCTCTTAATTGGGCGGCCACTTTATACGTTTGCTCATCCCCGCCGCCACCTTCTTTGGCAATGGGTGCACTCTTGAGATACCTGATGGCCGTTGAAACGCTCATTGAGCTGTCTATTTTTAATTCGTTTTTTGGTGCGTCGTCGATTGTGTCGGGCGCACACATAAGCTCGATCCACTCTGGCGCTCGGCAAACAGGGGCTTCATGTGCAATCGAATAACCCCCGTCATTAACACGAGAGCCTGCACCGACGATGTAGCCGCCTTCTGAACGAATGTCGATACCTTGCGCAAGTACGTTCGCGCCTTGCTTGAGTTTCTTATCCGTACAGTAGACGAGGTGCATCCCGCCGCTCGCTGTCTTTTGAGTGAATGTTTCGGGGAACTTTTTACCTTCTCGCTTAAGAGCTTGGAAGTTCTCAAGCCCTTTTTTGTCACCCGACACATCGATGTCGACAATAATAAGTCGCTTGTCGTCTTGGAATTTTGAACCCGCGATCCCGATATTGGCGTCGGAGTGCTCCTGCCAAAATTTTTTGATTTCTTTTTCATCACTACTCGCTTTCGTTTTAAAATCCTTAATGAGTGGTGGCGTTTTAGAATTGGCTTTGACGGGGAATACATGAAAACCCCTTTTAGATAGCTCAATGGCGGCGTCGACAAGCTTCATTTCTGATACCTTTTTCCGGTCCAAGCTTCTGATTGGATAGGTAAGCCGTCAGCCCACTTAGGTTTTTCATTCATAATCGTCTCCATAAGTTCGCAAGGATTTTCCAGAGACTCATCAGCTTCACACAAAACTTCATCATGTACATGCAGTACAGTTTCAAAGAATTGGCCCCTCTCTAATCTCAATAGTGCTTCGGCGAGAATATCTCGGCTCACAGCTTGTGTCACGTTCTCAGCAAGCAATCCACCGTACGCGTCAACCTCTTGAAATCGGTAGGTCTGAGATGAAACAGTTTTATATACGAGACATTCTTTGACGGTGCCCCACGGAGTTTCTTTGTCTTTCAGTTTAGGGTATGGGTACGTAAGAACCCTACCGCTTGGCAATTTGCAAAATAAGAAACTGCCTTTAACGACATAGATCACGCGTCGGCTCCCCGCGCCCGCTGCAAACTGCTGGCCGGGGTTGCGTACGGCGGATATTGAGGCGCCTTCTAAGTCGCGCCAATACTGAACAGTGGCTTTATGGTTCTCTCTCCAAGATTTTTTAATATCTTCGGCCTGTTTGTCTGCAATTTTCAACCCGTACCCTTTGGCCATACTTTGGAATGCACCGACACCGCCGCCATAGCCTAGTGCCAGAACCGCCACTTTACCTATCTGTCTTTGCTCTTTCGTCACTTCTTCAAGGGGAACCCCGAAGATGCCGCTAGCCGCGTGCTCGTAAAGTTTTCCGTGAGTCTCGAACACACGAATGACTCTCTCTTCTCCTGCGAGCCAAGCTAGAACTCTGGCCTCGATAGACGAATAATCACAACCGACTAGAATTTTACCGGGAGAAGCCACAAGCATACCACGTAAGCAGTCGCTAAGAGCCAAAAGAGTATTGTCAAAAAATATGTTGAGGTAGCCAGCAGTCGCCGTACCTTTTGATAGCATATCGCAAACATGGTCTATATCCTTCTGATCCATTGACGGCCTTGGTAAGTTTTGCGGTTGGAATCTTCTGCCGCCCCACCTTCCGGTTGAAGCTGCGTGGTACTGCATGAGAGCCCTTATGCGCCCGTCTGCATTCGTTCCTTTCAGCAGTGCCTCGTACTTAGACACACTTGATTTAGCGGCCTCTTGTCGAATTTCACATGCTCTGCGCACGACATCGGGGATGTCTTCCCTAGCTAAAATCTCAGTGATGGCTGCTTTGGCCACACTGTCTGTTTCAATCCCTACGAAGTTCAGCCAATCTTTAAACTGGCCGACTGAGTTCGTAGTCGACACGGCGCCGCCCGTCAGCTTTTTTAGCTCGGCAGTGAGTCTTTCGCGCTCAGTTTCAGCTATACCAATGGCTTGTTTGACAGCTTCAATGTCGACTTTAATGCCCCTATTGTTGATTTTTTGATCGACAACCCATACGTCCCTTTCAGTAGGTGTGAGTTGCAGAAGTCTTTTCTCTAGGGCCCTCTCGACCTTAACGTCTTGAACGCAGTAGTCTATGAGAGTTTGCATCTTCTCTTCATCGTCCCACCAAATAGGTTTACCGTTCGTGTCGAACGATCGGGGGCGCATCATGGTCATCATAGTGCGCTGGCCTTTAGTGTCTTTTTCGATATCAAGGCCGACGGCTTTCGCCGCTTTTTCTAAGCTCGCAGGAATGGCCATTGCATACGACATCGCTGCGGTACAATAAATTTGATCTAACCTAATGGGCGGCCACCCGTGTTTATTCACAGCCACTTCATTCCACACCCAATATTCAAACTGAGCGTTATGAGCGTAGACTTTTCCGCCGCCAATAATGTGATCGACAAACTCCTTAGGCAGTTTGTCGCCGCGCCTCCAAACGTGAACGGGTCCGTCGTCGATACACCAACACGCGATCCAAATCCCCGTGTTTTCGTGCTCAACATAAACTGGCACTCCCGTTTTTGGGAGTGGACAGTCGCCCCGCGTTTCGTAGTCTAGATGCATAACGGCCATGAATTACCCCTCTCTTAATAACGCGGCCCCTCGCCCCGTAGGGCGAAAGGCTGAAAACTTTTTCTACGAAAAAATAGAACTAGCGTCGGAGCTCGAAGAAACTTCGTCAGCACCTTCAACCGCTTTGAATGCATCTTCTACGCGAACTCTTCCGCCAAGAGGATCGCCGTCACGAGTCTTTTGTACGTGTTGAAGACCGAAACCCACCCCTCTATTACCGGCTTGATCATAGGCGTACACGCTGATGTAAGCTGTACCCCAGCAGCCTGGATAGATCTGACCTGGGTCGATGATTGGTTTAACATTCTGATCGACAACGCCAGGGCGGTTGACGGATCTAAGATTCAAAAACTTAGCTCCCTCTTCGTAACCTTCAGGCGAAGGCTTGTCGTTAGACTTAGCTGCTTCAATTCTCTCGCTTTGATCTCTGATCGGTGAGCGAAGTCCTTTAGGCCACTTGTCTTTGTTCGGTCCCCACTTCTTTTCACATGCGGCTACCATAAGCTTTTCAAGTCCAGATAGATCAGTCCCTTTAGGGAAAAGAGCTACTACTGAGAACTCGTTTTTCTTACTTAGGTCATTGAACCTTGGTTCGAAAAGGTTTGGGAAACTCATTCTAAATTCCGGTGTTACGTCTTGCATTTTTTATCTCCTTGTTTTTCTGTTTTTCATTTCTTAGTACGGTTGGTCTTCTGTCTCTAATTTTTTAAAAACGTCCGCCGGTGAGACATTGGCCGGAAGTCGTCTGTCACTTTCAGGTGCCAAAGTTACACCGCTAGATTCGGCGCTGAAGAGTGACGTAAATAGCTCGTCTTTCTTCGCTCCCTTTGGCAAGAGCTTTTCCATCTGGGCCGGCGTTATCAGTTTCTTAACAACGGCGTCCTTCTCTTCAATTTTGTATTTCTCTTGGAGAACTTCGCTTGCCTTAACTTCATCAATCCATTTACGATTGGCTCTCTTATCGACGAGTTTGTATCCAGGTATCTTCACGCCATGCTTCATCTCTGTGATAGCGAACTCTTCTAAACTGTTAAGCCAAGCTTTCAGAGAAGGCAGCATCACTAAAGTCTCTGCGAGCTTATCGACATCGTAAGGGGCTGCCGGCGTAAAAACTCTAGCCGCTGCGATGTTAGCTTTCTCTCTGAACTCAGGACAGATGGCTTTTGCTGGACAGAAACGGCACCAACTCCCTTCTTTCAAAGGTGCGTCTGGCGCTCGCGTAGCTGCTGCAGCTTTATTCAGAACCCTCGCGAACTCCGTGAGCTCAAGAATGTCGATCGTGTGTTCTCTTATGAACCCATCTTCGTGCTCGCAACGTGGCTGAATAATACCCACTGTGATATTCTCGCATTCATGACCTGTAGATAAAAGAGCCCCGAGTCCGTAGTATTTTAGCTGCGAATTGTCTTCGGCTTCAACCGGTACGCCCGCTCCGTACTTGAAATCGTAAATGTAAAGATGTTTCTCTCTCCCATCATATAAAACGCAGTCGCCCGTGCCAAAGCAACCTTCGTGAATACTAGAAAGATCGAATCGGTGCTCAACTAACATCTCGGCATTGCACTCTGTCTTCTTATCGAGACAGTGATCAACGTACACCTTGATGGCACCTTTCATCTCTGCATCACAATCTAAATCACTTAGTTTGATATTTCCCATCAAAACTTCAGCGGCCAAATCGTGGGCTTTAATCCCTTCTTCAGCGTAAACACTCGTAGTGCTTCTTATGCCTTCGCTTAATTTCACAGATCCGGGGCAGTTCTCCCACCTGTGCATTCCGCTTGCTCCGATAATGGAGTGTGCTGTTGGCCCGCTCATATCACAATCTCCGCGCCGCACTCTCCGCAGGCTAAATCTTGAGTCTCAATGCCGAGAGATTGTATTACGAGATTTTTTTCGTCATCAGACATGCCTTTAAACATATCGATAATGTTTACGTTTTCTAGAACCACCTTTTTATCGTGCGACGAATAGTTTTCGATCTCTACTCGTTCGGCCACAAGAGTTATTTTACTTAGTCTCATTTGGGGAAAACCTTAAGCTAAAAGCTCTCGGCACTCCTTCTCAACCGCTGCGTAGTCGCTAGGATCTATATCGGACCACTTAGTTGCATCGTATTTTTCTAGGACTGTATAAGCTTTCTTCAAGTCTTTAGCCGCAAGTTGGCGCAGTAGAGTTTCAGCTTCGGAGCCTTTGCCCCCGACCGCAGGAATTGGTACAGGGATATCTTCTTTCTCTTTGCCGTGGATAGGGTCTTCGATTTGAGTGACGCCATCTCTCTCCATCGGCTCAGGCTCTTTGTTTTTAGGTCTACCCTTACCTTTGGCCTTCGCTTTAACTCTTGTTTTTTCAACAGGCATGTCGGCTTCAGTCCCTACAACGCCTGCGGGATCTAGCTGTTCGATAGGATCTTTTTTGCTGGGGATAATTTGGCCACAAAGAAAGTCCTGAACGTGGCTCATTAGTTCCTGTACGGTTTGCGCTTCAAAGTGAATTTTAATTGTCATTTCGATTTCCTCTTCTTTTTGTTTTCAATCATTTCGTCTCTAGTTATCGTCCTACCATTGAACTCCCTCGTGACGGGAATATGTTTCGGCGGCCTAAGCTCTTCAGTCCTCTCAGACTGCGACACCGGCACGCCCGCTAGAACGCCCAATATCTCTTTTATTTTACGTTTGTTCGCAGCCGCAACTCTCCTGTCAACTGGACAGTCTAGTACCAAATTTAATATTGTACATTTCTCAGTTTGTCCAAGCCTATGGATGCGCATCGCGGCTTGAGCGTTGTTGGCGGGCACCCAATCCTGTTCTACAAAGATAGCCACCTTCGCGTTTGTCAGTGTGATCGCCGTGCCTGCGGCAGTGATTTGTCCTAGAAAAACCTTACACTTAGGATTGTCATAGAACTTATCGACTTGGTCTTGTCGCCTTTTTCCTGGCGTCCCCCCTGTAACGATAACGGGCTTGTATTTTTTTATTTTTTCTTTGAGATTCTCAATGACGCTGAGATGATAGGCGAACACCACAAGCTTTTCTTCGCGCCCCGTATCTATGAATTGACTTATGACGTGAGCCGCCATGTCAACTTTAGCTAGTCCCGTGTAACGTCTTAGAGTTTGGAAGTTTGTTGCTACTTGACTTGTGATATTCTCGAACTTACCTATTTGATCTCCGGTCGGGCCTACGGTCGGCGGCTGAACTCTATCGTACATTTCATTTAGGATATGTCTTTCTCTAGCTACTTCACGCATCATAAGCTCTTTGCCGTTTTCGACGTTCAACTCGTAACGAGGGTATAGAGATAGATCATTCTTAATGTCGACCTCTCCGGGTTCACAGACCATGTCATGCCAAGACAGTTTTGGTAAATCTTTCATAACTTCATCCTTCATGCGTCGTAGCATCACGGAGCTTATGAGAGTATGAAGCTCCGGTATCATGTGTTTTTTAGTTCCCGTGACTCTCTTCTTCCCGTGGGCGAAGAAAGTGGTGCAATATCTTTCTATAAAAACGTCATATCCTAGTTTTGTTTTCCCGAATAGATACAAAAGCACCCAAAGCTCAGAAGCATTGTTAGGCATCGGAGTTCCAGTGGCCACCCAAATTCTATCTGACTGATGCACGCAACCCGTTTTACCTAGTGCGGCTTTCGTCCTTTTGGCCTCTGGATTTTTTAGCATGTGAAATTCGTCTAAGATCATCGCCCCGAAACGGCCTTTGTACTTGTACTTTGGGAGAAGGTCGTAGGATATGATAACAGACTCATCTTCTTCGGGCGGCTCTTGCATTCCGTCGTAGTAAACTTTTATTTTTCTTTTCTTATTAGAAAACTTTTCAAACTCATTAAGCCAATTTGCACGAGCAACGCTTGGGCACGCCAGAAAAAACCTATCGGCCCCTACAATGTCGCAAGCCGTGACTAGCTGAGCGGATTTCCCCAAGCCCATTTCGTCAGCTAGAAGTCCGTATTTTCGTTCAGCGAGCCATCGACTCCCTACGTCTTGATATTTAAAAAGTTCTAGCAAGCAATCTAACGCCGTACTTGGCTAACAAAGCAGCTTCGGCTCTCCCGTCGTCTTTTACTCTTTTGAAATGTTCTTTGTTTTTCGGAAATAACTCTTTGGCCATCTTGATTGATAGTTTTTTGTCACGTGATAAATCCATTTGGACCTTCCACACACTCGGGGGCGTGAAGTGAATAGCTAGACCATTGGCTGCGCAGACACCTTGCAACTGACCGAAATTTTCCCCGAACCTGAACATACTAGAAACCCCCTGCTTACTCCCGGCTGCGACTTTTTCAATCACGCAGTAAAGAGTTTGCGGTGCCCACTCTCTCACGATTTCGCAAAATTTGTAAAGATCTAATTGCTGCTTTTCTTTCCCACTTTTTTTATGTTTCGTTCCCGTCCCGACAAGAGGCATATCTGATATAAATTCAATAACATTGAGTAACGGATCGTAGAAACATATCGCCCCACTGTAGCCGGGGTCGATGCCGCAGATTAGTTTTTTCATAGACAGTGGGCCTCGGCACGGTGTAAAAGTCGCGTCCTCAAAGAAGGGGCGAACATTAACTTAGGGCTAACGTCATTGTGGTCTAATACAATACCTTGCAGCCGAGCAGTGACGAGTATGGGGTGCATCCAATGCGCGGGAATTCTTCCGTTGCAAAGATACTTTTGGCGCTTGTGCGTGAAGCGTTTCCAATTTTCTATAGTTTTTTGGTCTATGTCGTAGCCACACTCATTCATTAACTGAGCCATTAATTTAGTGGTGCCAAACTTCCTAACAACGCGCTCGGATTGTGTCTCGAAATTTTTGAAATAGTGAGCGTTAGTTCTTATGAAGTCGGCGCCCCACCAATTCTGTGTGCACCTAAATATATACTCGTTAAGTTTTTCCACACTCTCGGCGTCTTTAAGCGAGTAAATAGGGATTCCTGCTAAAATCTTCACAGAGTTGAATTTATAGGTGAGGGGTGAGAATATCAAGCGAGGCCGATTTAAAATCGCTCTATTATCGGGGGAGATAGAATACAGATGCGCGGGTTAACTAAATCGGCCTCGTTCGAAAAAGGCAGATCTATCACGGGCGCTTGAGTTGTCAACGCTTTTTACCTGTCAATTTTCTAAGATTCGGTAGCATCTTTATGACGTGCAAGTATAGCTCTTTGATGCTCATACTTCTCTCGATGTAATTGCATTTAGAGCAACACGCAGCCACGTTGCCTTTCACATAACCCTTAGTGTTGTCGACTCTGTCGATGCCGTTAAGTTTAAAATCTCTATCTAAGATAACACAACCAAGCCACTTCGCGGCGCTAGTGGTTGGTGGGGCGCTGCAATATGTGCAATCCGATCCAAGTAATTTGAAGAAATGCGCGTCACTTATGGCGAACGTGATTCCTCTCGCGAGAGAATTCTGTTTGTACTTAGCTAATAAATTGCGCCGCATAGCCTGATAACTCCTGCGGGTCCCCTTGGGCCTTCCCATGACACAATTTTGGCATAGGAAAGCGTGGTGTGGGGCTGGGAAGCGTCAAAAGCCTAACTGTTCTTATTTACAACCCAAGGGCTTCTTACGTGCTCGTAAGCGTTTGTGTTGACAACTAGTTTGCGTGCAATGATTTCCGGTTTCGAACCTTTTGGCGTGCCAAATCCCACACCCGTTCGGGTAAGTGACTTTCCGGTCGTAATCATTTTCAAAAACATAAGTCTTCGTTCGCGCTTGCAAGTTTTCCAATCGTAAATGGGTTTTATGTCGTACCCTTCCCAAACCATAACTGTCTGCAGTAAGACGTTCCATTCTCTACGCTCAGTCCGATGAGTAACGTTATATTGATGCTTAGCTAGTCTGACTTTGTTTATAAATTTAGACCTAGCTGCGTTTTGATCAGTCAATTTCCTGTTATTTAGATCCATTTGATTCCCCTCTCAATTTAGCCAATTCTTGTTCTACTTCGCTAGCACCTTTTGCAGTGATATATCCCATCCCGCAATTTTCAGGCAAACACATGACAGCTTCGGCTTTCAACTCAACCGTTTCACCATTGACTTTTCTTCTGACAATAGCTTCCGATATTACACTTACTGCGCCGCACGATGGGCATTTAACTTCGCTCATTTGCGATCTCCTTCTTTACGCGCTCATGGCGCTTTCTCATGATTCCCAAAGACGTTATATATTTATGCACGCTGTCTTGCCTGACTTCAAGTTTGATCGCGATTATACTTGTACCAAATCCTTGCCTGTAAAGCGCTTCGGCCACAGGCTGCTGCTTAGCCGATAGATCGGGCATCCGTGTTCTGCTATTTGCTTTCATCATTTTGTCCTCAACGTATTGTACACTAGTTGCGGTTTAACCTTCAGAGTCCTGGCGATCTCTATTGAGCGCATACCGTTTCGCTTCAAACTTCTAATTTGCATCTTGATACTTGAATTGTTCGGCTCGCCTCTGACATCCATTGGCCCTTTGAGCCCGTAGATCTTAATTTTATTGTGCGTCGTAGAGTCCGCAAGGCCAAGTTGTTTGGCGGCTTCGGCAACTGACGAGGCTTTATTGAGCGTAGCTTTTAAAACCACATACTCAACCTCTTCTAGTAGCTTCGTAAGGCCGTGCTTTTTCGCAAGGCTCACTAGGCGATTGGTGTCTAGCTTCATACTGTCACTTAGCATCGTCTCGCTCCTTTAACTTCTGCTTCAATATGTGATTATCAACTAGCAATCTAATGTAGCTCTTGTCGTGTGCAGTGTCATGGGCTCGGCGTAGTTGTAGTTCTGTGCACATGCTGTGAAGCTCTACGTTGTCAATCCTAGAAGTTGAGCAATCAATTGGGTCGTCGTCTTGGAGTATTTCAGTTAATCGCCCGTCACTTAGCATCGTCTTGCTCCTTAATAACTTCTAAAACCAAAATCGAAACGTCCTGCGCTTTGTGGGATTGTAGGGCTGCGCTAGACAAAGTAGTTATGGACATAGTTGATAATGCTTTAAGAAAACCTTCGCGCCTAGCCTTATCATTCCACTCAATAACATCGTCATAAGACAATCCATCGAGACTAACTTCTGCATCATTTAGAGATTCTTCGTCCCTTTTTTGGGCCCAAGAAAACCAAGAATCACAGTATTCCTCGCTCACCGCCGCCTTAGGTGCTGCGTGCTGGGTTAGGTAATGATACGCCCAATCAGCAGGTAAAGATGGCTGGTTTGCTAAAACTATTTCGTTCTGGCTTTTTTCCCATTTGTAATAAGCATCTTCAAATTCTCCGATCGTAGGCCATGGCTTCTCGACACCACGTTGCTCGGATTCTCGGATGGCTTCGGCAATCATATCAATTAAGTGCGGCGATGCTGGATTGTGTGACCTATCGAATATGTCCTTAGCCCGTTCTTCTGGTGTTTTAGTGGTCATTTTTCGCCACTCTCAACAACTTGGTGAACAGTCATTTGGATTGTGTTTGTAAAATCCTGAAGCTCTTTAGCGCTCATCAAATTCAAAAGCGGAAGTTCTGAGCGGCATACAAAACAAATGTTTTCATCCGAGACCTTGGTAATATTTAAAGAATTACACACTTTGCACATTGAGAATAAATAGAAACTCGGTCTTTTGTTATTTTTCATCTGGTTGCTCCTTTATTCCCATTAAAATTTCGAACGCTCTTCTTGCTTGTTGCGGGACAACGGAGTCGCCCAAGGCTCCAATGCGGTAGTTCCTAAGCGGTAGCCCATTATCAATTCGACAAAAGAAGGCGGCAAGACCGTCCCAGTCGTTACAGTCCAATAAGTCGGCAAGCTCGGACTCTTTCGTTTTAGTTCTGATTGGCAGCCCCGATCCTTGTAATCCCGTTTCGTTGGGGTCGGCATTTTCCCCATGCGCCAAAGACTCCAAAGACTGTACCTCACCTTGCCGATCCTGCCATTCGCCCCGCCCTGGTTGCTGCCAAATCTCTGCTTTGTTGGGATCATGCCGAATTTCCACAGGTGGGATAGCATTAGTGTTTTGCTTCCGTTTTTTTGATTCATATAACCTACGCTTGTTTTCATTGGAGTAGGCAAGCATGAACCACCTTTGTCTTCTGTGCGGAGCTCCAACATCGCGTGCGGCAATGAATCCATCTCTAACAGTGTACCCAAGGCTTTCAAATTGATACCTGATTGTCGGGACAAACTTTCTAACTCCTGGCCATACGTTTTCGAGAAAAACAAACGAAGGTCTTTTTTCTTTTGTAAGCCTGACAACTTCCCAGAAAAGACCCGATCTATCTGAGCGAATGCCTTTACGCAGTCCTGCAAGACTAATATCCGTGCAGGGAAAGCCACCGGAAATGATGTCGATAGGAACGTCAATGTGTCGTCCTGAAAGAGTGAAGACATCGTCCCAGATTGGGGCTGGGTCCACTTCCCCTCGATACATACGTGATAGAAGGATAGCGCGAGATTTCGGCTCGACTTCACAGTAGGCAATTGTTTTGACCCAAGGGCTAAGGGCTTCGGAGATTCCTCCGATTCCGCTAAATAAATCCAAGCCATTCACGGCCTCATCTCCTCAGGGCAGTACGCCCATGTTAATATTGCTAGGATGCGGTGGTGCTTGTCTTGTTTTCTGGGGTTTTTACGTTTAAGCCAACCAGTCCCTTCAATGTCTTTAACGATCAATCCTCTGCTCTCAAACCAAAAGTAAGAATATTCCTTTGCTGTTTCATAGCCGCAACTAGATGCAGTAATAGCCTCACAGCTCCAATATATTTTACATGTCTCCAATGCCTCGCAAGCATCGTGCGCTATTTTGATTCTCTGTGCGGGGGTCATTTTCTCAGCCCTTTCTTATAATAAGCCAAACGAGCGATGCAGTGAAAATAATGAGCGTGACAGTGTAGTGCAGCCCTTGACTGTTGAATTCTCCAAACATCACATGTCTTCCTTTTGCTGATCGTACAGCCTATCACCCTCGTTGGCAGCGCGGTCCTCGTCGGTCAACGGGACTTCGTCGGTCATCTCGGTTCTGACTTCAACTTCAATCAACTCGCCTGATTTAATGTGCCTGATATATCTTTGTTCTTTTTGTTTAAGCATCGCAAAACCTATATACATGTGCTTTGCAGCAAGGGCAAGGGTGAAAACCACTCGCCGAGTTTGAAAAATTTGAAGTGTTCGAAATCGTGGGGGAAACGAGCGACGGGAATTTTTGGGAACAAAAAAGCGCCGGCTTGTTAGGCCGACGCGGAAATTAAAGTTCAGGGATTTGTCGAAAGTTTGGTCGGTCTGTCATCCAAATAGACGGTTGAGGCAGTCTTGCGTAAAAGTGACCCTGTGGCCAATGGTTATTAGAGCCTCTAGGTTCGCTTTACTTAGATGCTTTTTCTTTGCAATGACTGCTATAGCCTTAGCCTCATCGTTCACTGGAAGGAATTCTACGCGGCCATAATTGTATACCGCTTCGAATAGCATTGACCTTTTACGCTGCGGATTTTGTGCCATGTTAAGCCTTACCTTTCCTTTGTGATTCAAAATGTCTTTTAGCCATTAGATCTAATTTTTCTGTTATGTATTTTGGTAATCTGTAAAAAACCCCGTCATGAGCCCAAGCAGGCTTGTGATCATAGAAAATGACGTAATCAGTTAACCACGCATCTGTTATACATACCTTGCCGTTAGGAGTGTACTCGATTCTATATTTATTTCGGCGTTTCTCGTAACTGATTTGCTTGCCTTGCTGTATTGTTTCGAGTTCTTTGGGGGTCAGCTTGCGTGCTCTTGTGTAGCTCTGGCGCTGAAGTCCATGGCATTCGCAGTATACGAATCCTTTCACGTCAATGAAACTTACGGGTTTTTGGCAGTCTTTGGTCATGTCGCATTTTAAGTTAGTCATATTAGAATTTCCCTTCAAACATTGCTGTATCACATTGCTCGGTTGTTGCTTGTTCGCAGTATTCAGATAAGTAAGCCGCATCGGGTTGAAAGACAAAGACGCTTAATAGCGCCAATATCCAAAGAAGAACCACTAACGCTACTAGGCGTTTGATGTTAAGTTTTTTAAGCAACATTTTTAGACTTTCCTTTCTTCTTAATTTTCTTTTCAGATCCATAATCAACGGGATTTATATCTAAAATTAGATCGGCAGCTTTTTGAGCAGCGCTAGCAGCTTGAAATATGAGCTTAGAATCTGATTTCAAAGCCTTAAGCCATCCTTCTATGTAAGCGGCGTTTTGTTCTTCTTGAGTCTCAATACCGCATGACGCGCACAAAAAAGCTGCGCCAAGTTCAGCGACTAATTCTTCTTTAGAATACACCTCTGAACCGAAACGCGCGTTAGCCGCCGTAATGCCGTCTCTATTCAATCGGGCAGTGTGCCCCGTTGAATGGGTTAATTCGTGGAATAGTGTGCAATGGTATCCTTCCGAGGTTTTGAAAAAGCCAATTTCAGGCATCATAACTAAATCTTTAGAAGGACTGTAGTAAGCGCGTGGTTCACCGTGCGATCCACCTTTCCACGGCTTTTTCCACGGCGCTACGCCTGATTCTAGCTTTTCAATGATTGACTGCGTTACGATTTCGTAAACTGATTTTTTACTTTTATCTTTCATAATCTTTAATCCTTTTCTTTGTTTCGCTTAACTAGCTTGGTCATATCGACGTGTAAGGGCTTCAAATAGCCTTAGATCGTTTGAAGCCGCAGCGGCTACTATCTGACGCTTCAAGAGCTCTAAATCGATTTGAGGCGATTGTGAGGCTTTGAGGCCCTTGCTTGATTTAGCTTCACGGTTAGAGGTTAAGAGACCAGTTCTTTGGACAAGTGTTGGTCTACGTTTAAGGGCGAAATTGTTACTTAATGTGGCGTTCATCATGTTGTTAGGTACTGCTAAAGCCGTGCCACGACTTAAGCCATTGGAATTCTTAACACCTTAGGGCCATAAGGCGTCGAACTTGTCGGCAGTTATGTTAAGAAATCGTTGTTACAGGTGCTAAGTAGTTGTTTTTGTTTGATTGTTACGGGCTGTCTAAGTTTTAGGCGCGATGACTAGATGTTTGATACGCCTAAATACGCCTTAAGTTATTGAAATAAATAGGCCAACGTACTGTGTAATCGTAAACCCGTAGCAGTGTTACGGGTATTTTTCGCCATAACGTGTTGATATCATTGACTTGTTACGGGTGTGACGGGTTTTTGCACGAAAAAAAACTTTTTATATGGTGTTTTAGGTATATGTATGACCTTACATGTATATATATACGTATTATATGTAGTAATAGGTGTAAACCCGTAACAAATGAATAATAACAAAGACTTAAGTCGTATCAATACCCGTCACATTGTTACGGCTAACACGTCACAGCATATTGGGTGCGAATCAACCACAATTCTAATCAACCACAATTCTAATCAACCACAATTCTAATCAACCACAATTCTAATCAACCGATTGGCTTAAGTAGCTCACTATCTATTTGTAGTGTGCGTCTTTGGCTTAATAAGCTTATTGAGGTATTTTGAGGGTATATGAGTATTGATGATATTTTCGGCGCCAATGTGCTAGTGGCTTATGATATCCACGAATTGACACCAGAATTAGAACAAATTGCACGTGACGTCATAGACGACGTAGCCAATGGCCAATATTATAAAGCGGCGCTTTTAAGACATGACGTGACCGCCTCTGTGTTTATGAAAATCCTTAGTTTGTCGCCTGAACTATCAAAAGCGTACGTTTGGGCTAAACAATCGATGGCGGAAGTGTTAGTCTCCGAAGTAGTCGAAATTGCTGATAGTGATTCGGGCGCTAGGGCTAGAAATAGGATTGACGCTAGGCGTTGGATAGCTTCAAAGTACAATAACAGTCTGTACGGAGACAAGCTCGACGTGAACATAAGTGACAAAGTTTCTGTTAAGGATGCGCTTGAAGCAGCTAAGGAACGCAGCGCGTTACCGAATGATAGCCGCAGAGCATTAAGCTTGACGCAAGTAGTCGATAATAAAAGTAGTTCGGATATCTTCGACACTGATAGCGAATCAGTGAACAAGATCGACAACGCAGATGGCACAGATGATCCGTACTAGTGCACCACCACTCCTCTATTAGTGATAGCAGGCACTTACAAATCCATGGGACTCCTAAGTTATCGAAAGTACGTGGGTTACGGGGGCGGGGGCCAAAGTTAAATCGCGTTTCGTTCCCTCTCAACCGGTTCAGAGCTATTTATTTTATTTTTGAGATTTTTGAGACGCAGTGTGTTATAATAATTGTATGACATACGCTCTAACCTTCATAACCTGCATAGCCACGAACTTCTTCCCTTATTTAACCGATTGCACCCATCGAGTAATACCTAAAGAAGACCACGCATCCTGCCAAGAATCAGCCGAAAACTTTAATCCCCAGCCTAAAAAGCAAGACGTCGCCCGAGGCTCTAAAAGATATTTCGATGATAATGGCAACGCTATCGCGCCAGCCAAAAGCCTCACTAAATTTTATTTTTCGCCGGATCCTGAGAATCCGATAGAAGTCGGAGACACGGTAGTTAGGGAGCTAGCGAGGTGCGAAAAGGTTTATGCACCTGTGGGTGCCGACCCAATGCTTGGCGCAGATGGCCGCAGATTGTCCTCTTGGCAAACGCATCCATATCCGCACCCGAGTCATAAAGTTTCTTATTGATATTGGTTGCGGGGGGTAGAATTGAACTACCGACTTTCGGATTATGAACCCGACGCTCTCCCACTGAGCTACCCCGCAATACGTGAACCATGCGATACGTGAACCCCGAAAGGTCTGAAGTTGGCTGCCGGGAAGTCTTTGAGTTGCGACGCTCTAAGATAAGTATTTAAAACAACAACGATCCGGTTCATAACGCCTGATCAAAAGAAGTTCTAGCTATGGCCTTCCCGGCTAGTCGTATCAAGTTTAGAAAGGATATTCTTGGCCTGATGGATAGAAGGATCTTTCAATGTCGATGTAGTGTCAAGTTCAAAAAAGCGTGATAGCTTTTTCGAGTGTCAATAAGAAAGCAAAGCAAATATTCGGCGGCTGACGAACAAGCATTGATGACGGAGATATGGGACGGGCAGATAGCCTTCGATCTCAGAAAGTTCGTTATGTTTGCCTTCCCTTGGGGCAAGCCGAACACCCCTCTAGCTTCATTCAAAGAACCCCGCTCATGGCAATTGGCCGAACTGGAAGCTATCACCGATCATATTGCGCAGAACCGAAGAGCGATTATAGCGGGGCAACACCCAAAAATTTATCAAAGCTCAACCGCTTCCGGTCGTGGTATTGGAAAGTCCGCGCTCGTTGCGTGGATCAATCTATGGTCAATGAGTTGTAACTTAGGCTCGACATCTATCACGACCGCCAACACTGAAGCACAGTTGAAGTCTCGTACTTGGGCCGAGCTCGGTAAGTGGCACACAATGGCGATTAACTCTCATTGGTTTGATAAATCAACAATGGCTTTGAAGATCATGCCGTGGTTCGAAGAGCAGCTTAAAGAAGAGCTTCAGATTGACACCGGATATTACTATGCACAAGCGCAGCTTTGGTCTGAAGAAGAACCCGACGCTTTTGCCGGTGTGCACAATATGAACGGTGTCACTCTTGTTTACGACGAGGCGTCCGGTATCCCTGAAGCTATTTGGTCTGTGTCGGAAGGTTTCTTCACGGAGCCTGTTCTGCATAGGTATTGGTTCGCCTTTTCTAACCCGCGTCGTAACACGGGGGCTTTCTTTCAGACCTTCCACAAACATAGGAACTTTTGGAAGAACGCGAGGATCGACTCTAGAACTGTCGAGGGTACGGACCAAAAAGTCTATGAAGCTATCATCGAAAAGCACGGTGAGGATTCTGACGAAGCACGGGTCGAGGTTAAAGGGGAATTCCCTCGAACTGGCGACTCTCAGTTCATCGGTAGAGAACTCGTGTCTAAAGCCCAAGAGAGGCAAATGGATTCAGACGACTACTCGGGTCTTATCATGGGTGTTGACCCCGCAAGGTTTGGTGACGATTCGACTGTCATATATTTCAGGCGCGGCAGGGATGCGAGATCGATCGCCCCGATAGAACTTAAAGGTAAAGACAATATGGAAGTGGCCAACATCTGCGCCGATTGGATCAACAAGACGGACCCCGACGCCGTCTGTATTGATGCAGGCAATGGCACAGGAATCATCGATAGGCTCAGAGAGATGGGTTTCAAGGTGCATGAAGTTTGGTTTGGCGGCGCTAGTGAAGATGATGCGTGGGCGAATAGAAGAACTGAACTTTGGGCTAAGATGAAAGAGTGGCTTGGCGGCGGGTGTATTCCAGAGAACCTCGATAAACTTAGTGACGACTTAGTAGGGCCCGAGTATTATTTCCAAGGATCTAGCGACAAGATTATTTTAGAACCCAAAGAGAAGATGAAAAAGCGCGGACTATCTTCACCCGACTTCGCTGATGCTTTGGCTTGCACCTTCCACGTTAGAGTGGCGAGAAAAGACCGCATAGCGTCAAAACATCGTAAGCGTCGAAAGCGAGTAGCTGACGGCGTAGACTGCGACGCTTTTTGAAAGTAGCCTATAGAAATGAGCGTAGATATTTTAGGTCAAGAACGAGCGAGGCTTTCTTCGCTTTCCGATTCCGATTTCAATAAAGAGAGAAGCGTTACCAGAAATCAGGCTTCTACGGACGGTTTCGCCAAAGAAAAGCTTAACGTGTTTAACGAAGAGTACCAAGCTAGACAAAAGAAAATAGCCGATCAAAGAGACTCGTTACTAGGCCCAGGTCAGAGAACCCAAACTTTATTTGCGGGCGCAGGCGGCATGGGTGGGTCTATGGCTAGGAAAACTTTACTAGGTGCTTAAATGAAAAAACAAAGTGAAGCCAACGCAGAGATCGCAGCAAGACACCTGAAAGAACTTGAAAAGTGTATCTCCAGTAGGTCTAACATTGAATCTAATTGGCGTGACACTTCAGAGATGTTCTGGCCTGGACACAAGACTTTATTCGGCGCTAGAGGGCACGCAACTAAAGGCGAGAAGAGAAACGGGAAGATATACGATTCTACTCCTGTTCAGGCTCTTAGTCGTTTTGCCGCTATTCTGGATTCACTTCTCACCCCAAGAAACGCAACCTGGCACCGGCTCAAACCTTCGAATCCGGATCTATTGAAAGATCGTGAGACAAAACTTTGGTTCGACGAGGCTAATAAACTTTTATTCAAATACCGTTACGCTCCAAAAGCGAACTTCGCAAGTCAGAACCAGGACGTGTACCAACATCTTGGCGGCTACGGCTCTGCATGTATGTTCACTGATAAACTTCGCGGACGCGGCGAAAAAGGTCTGAGATATAAATCTTGTTTCATTGGAGAGATATTTTTTAAAGAGAATCATCAAGGGATTGTAGATACGGTCCTTAGATATTATCCGATGACAGCGAGACAGGCCGAGCAAAAATGGGGTGCAGATAAACTGCCCGAAGCTATTGTTAAAAAACTAGAGAAAGATCCTGAATGCGAATTTCAGTTTCTCCATGTAGTTAAACCTAGAGAAGATGTCGACCCCGACAGAGTTGACTTCAAAGGGATGCCTTTTGCCAGTTACTACATTTCTGAAGAAGGCAAGCATCTAGTTGACGAAGGCGGCTACACTTCGTTCCCGTATTCGACACCTCGATACAGGCAAGCGCCGAATGAGGTTTTCGGACGTAGTCCCGCTATGGATGCTTACCCCGCAGCTAGGACTTTAAATGAAGAAAAGAAAACGCAACTCAAAGTTGGTCAGAGAATTGTAGACCCTGTTCTTTTGGCTTTTGATGACGGCGTCATGGATGATTTTTCTCTTAGATCGGGGGCTGTGAATTATGGCGGGCTCGATTCTCAAGGTAGAGAATTGGTCAAGACTCTTAAGACAGGGAACTACCAAGTCGGTAAAGATCTTATGGAGCTTGAGAAAAATGATATCAACGACATTTTCTTAGTGAGTTTATTTCAGATTCTCGCTGAGAATCCTCAAATGACCGCTACTGAAGTTGTAGAGAGAACTAAGGAAAAAGGTATGCTCCTTGCCCCTACGGTCGGCAGACAGCAATCTGAGTACTTAGGGCCTATGATCGAAAGAGAGCTCGATGTTCTCTCTGAGCAAAATCTTCTGCCAGCAATGCCCCCGGCTATGATCGAGGCACAAGGTGAGTACGAGATTGAGTATGAGTCGCCACTTTCAAGAGCTCAAAAAGCTGAAGAGACTTCAGGGCTCATGAGAAGTGTAGAGTTTACGCTGCAAGTCGTTAACGTAACTCAAAACCCTGCGCCGCTTGACCACTACGATTGGGACGTAATCATCCCCGAAGTAGCCGATCAGCAAGGTGTGCCTGCGAAATGGAGACGGTCGATTGACGAAGTTCAGCAGATACGGCAAGGTAGGGCTGAGCAACAACAAGCGCAGCAGGCTGTGGAAGCCGCTCCGGGTGTGGCCGCATTGGCTAACTCTGCGACTAAAGCTGAGTCTGCTCAATAAAAGGGTGTATGCAAAAAGTTTTAGATTTCTTAAATAAAAGAGCTTTTTACTATAAAGCTGTTTTCGATAAAGAGAATACAGGGACGCTACCTGTTCTCGCCGATCTCGCGAAATTTTGCAGGGCGGATAAAACGTGTGTCGTACCGAGCGACAGTAGAGCTACTTATGTATTAGAGGGCCGCAGAGAAGTGTGGCTCAGAATTCAAAATCATCTTAATTTATCACAAGAAGAGCTGTATAGGATTTACGCAGCTAAAGGGAAGGATCTATAACTATGCCTGGAGAAGCGACTACAACGACAACTACGACCGAAACCGACACTGCTGGGGATAAAGCGCAGGGGGGCACGAGCACCGAACATTGGTCTTCTAGTTTCACTGACGCCGAACTTAAAGATTTCGTATCCACAAAAGGCTTCGAGAACGCAGAGTCTTTGGCCAATAGTTATAGGAATCTCGAAAAACTAAGAGGCGTCTCTGAAGATAAACTTTTGAAGCTTCCGCAAGACGCGACCGATAAAGAAGCGATGGCGTCGATCTACGATAAACTAGGCCGCCCTAAAGACCCCAAAGAGTACATGCTCCGCCCAGATCTTGAAGAAGGCAAAGAGCTCCCAGAGCACGACGCTAAGTTTTTCGAGTGGGCTGAGACCACTTTTCACGAGTTAGGGCTCAATAGATCTCAAGCAGAATCTCTCGTTAAGAGCTTCAATGATTTCGCAGCGTCTTCGGATAGTGCAGCAGTAGAAGCTCAAAAACTAAATTTTGAGAAGCAGGATAACGAGCTTAAAAAAGAATGGGGACAAGCTTACGATCAAAATACAGATGTCGCTAAACTAGCTGCTAAGAAGTTTGGCCTCGACACGGAAACAGTTGATAAGCTCGAAGCGGTTATGGGCTACGGTGGAGTCATGAAATTCATGCATAAAATCGGCGCAGGACTTGGCGAACACAGTTTTGTAGAAGGCAGCGGCGGAGATGGCAAGTTCACTAACACGCCGCAACAAGCTCAAGCTAAAATTGCGTCTAAGAAGAATGACGATGATTTCATGCGCAGATTTGCTGCAGGCGAAGCTGCAGCCACTCAAGAGTGGAAAGACCTTCATGCTCAGGCATACCCGCCGCCAGAAGAAAAATAACCAGAGCTATTGATTTATCAAAGAACTAAGGAGATTATTATGGATAAGGTTAGAGCGCAGATTAGGCTTGAATGTTTGAAACTCGGAAATACCGAAAACCTAAAAGGTCACGGTGCAATCACCGAAGTAGCCCAAAGGCACTTCGATTGGATTATGGAAGAGGGACAGTTCGCTAAAGCTGATACGGCTGAAACTGAACCTGCGGTAAGCGAGCCTGCGAAAGTAGATAACTCCAACGTAAAACCGCAAAATACGGGTAAGGGAAAAGGTGCCCCCGGTGACAGTTCGAAAGCGAACACAAAGCTATTTGACTGAAAAAAGCCCTGCATCGCAGACAAGCTCTTTGAAGGAAATTTATTTTTAAATTTTTAAGGAGAGTACCATGAGTATTTATTTACCAAGCCACTATGTCAAGGAGTATGCCAACACGATTGACCTACTTCTCCAGCAAAAAGATTCCCGGTTCTCTGCATTCGTTATGACAGGATCTCACTCAGGTGAGCAAGCGTCCCCCGTAGATCAATACGGCGCTATCGAAATGCAAGAGGTCGTGGGACGATTCGGCCCAATTGGGCGAGTCGATGCACCAAACGATCGTAGATGGGTTAGCCCGTCAGATTTCGATCTTCCACAACTCGTCGATCCACGCGATGAACTTCGCATGATCACAGACCCTAAAGGTAAATACGTCCAGAACGCGCTAGCAGCTGCTAACCGTAAAAAAGACGACATTATCGTAGACGCGTTCTTCGCAGACGCTAAGACAGGCAAAACAGGAACTAGTACAACTAGTTTCCTAGCGGGCAACGTCGTAGCGGTTGACGAAGGATCTGCCGGAAACTCAGGCCTTATCGTTGCTAAACTTCGAGCAGGGAAGAAAATTCTCTTAGCTCACGAAGTTGACCAAGACGAAGAAGTTTATATGGGCATCACAGCAGAACAACATGATGATTTGCTTGCGCAATCACAAATCATCTCTACGGATTTCAACGACCGACCCGTCTTAGTTGACGGAAGAGTCATGAGATTCATGGGTGTTAACTTCATCCACTCTGAGCGTTTGCCAGTAGACGGAAACGGCTACCGAAGATGCCCAATGTGGGTTAAATCAGGAATGCACCTAGGCACTTGGGAAGACGTTGTCACAGACATCGATCGTCGTAAGGACCTTTCAGGTCTCCCTTGGCAGGCTTATCTCAAGATGAGTATGGGCGCGACCCGTACTGAAGAGAAAAAGATTGTCGAAGTCAAGTGCGCGGAATAAGGAGTAAGAGATGGCATTAGAAACAGTAAAATCATCAGTTATCACCGACCGCGACGCGACTCCACGAGTCCTAGCTAACTCAAGACTTGTGAAAGCAAATCTATTGGAGAACATCGGGATTTGTGAAGTATCAGCATCGGCGTCTATCGGGTCGAAGTATATTTTCGCAAGAATCCCTTCGAATGCTCGCATCTCAGAGTTGCTTTTGCACTCTGATGACGTGGGGGCTACGGGGGACGCGGACTTCGGTATCTACGAGACTACGGAGAATGGTGGCGCAGTAGTTGACGCCGATCACTTCGCTAGTGCTTTGGATATCAACGCTGCAGCTCTTGCGGGAACGAACATCGCTCACGAGTCAGGTGTTTTCCCAATCGAAAGTTTGGAAATGCCCCTTTGGGAAGCTCTCGGTTTGACCGAAGATCCTAATAAAGAGTATGACATCGTAGCTACGTTGACTGAAGCTGCTGCCGATGGCGGAACTTTGGTACTCAAAACTCGTTACGCAATTTAATTTGAACGGCGGCCTCGCAAGGGGCCGTCATTCTCAAACATTGAGAGGATAGAAACATATGGCTACTCGAAGATATAAATTTAGCGTAGGAGACGAGCTAGTGACCGAAGAAGTCGGCGCAGCTACGGATTCAGACAGCATTGAATTGACCGTGGACTTGGCTAATACAGAAGTCAACGAAGGCGGATCAACTAGGTCACTTAGTAGAGAGGAAGTACTTCTCGCTATCGACAAAATCAAAAACCACATTCTCGAAGGCGAATGGCTTCCGGCCTAATTGGTGAATTGAATGTTATCAGAATCAGTAACTCTTTGTGAGGACGCAGGGGCTGGAAACCAAGCCGACAAAACTTTTGCTGGCGGCAAATGCTCCTTCATAGCTGAAGGAACTTTTGGCGGCGGAAGCGTTAAGTTGCAATTGAAAACCAAACAAGACACTTACGTAGACGTTCCGAGTTCCACTTTGAGTGCAAATGGTCTTTTGGGTTTAGACTTGCCAGCCGGAACTTACAGAGCTGTAACGGCGACAGGGAGTGCTTTCTACGCTTGGTTAGTTAGAGTCCCGTATTAAGGAGATTTTCCTATGGCAAGCGAAGTAGATATTTGCAATAGAGCACTTCAGCACTTAGGCGCTAAGCGCATAACAAGTTTGACTGAAAATTCTCGAAATGCCAATAGCTGCAATTCTTGCTATGAGACTTCTTTAGTCGCGGAGCTAGAGGCTCACGTCTGGCGCTTTTCTATTAAAAGAGCTTCGCTTGCCGAAGACGCAGTGGCACCTACTTGGGGCAGAGCGCATGCGTACACAGTACCTTCAGACTTCATAAAGTTCGCACCTAAGTACCCAGAAGACGCAGATGTGTACGATGATTGGGAGCTTGAGTCGGGTAAAATATTGACCGATGATACGGCACCCCTGTATCTTAGATATGTAAGCAAAACAGTATCAGTCGACGCTATGCCGATGCTTTTCAGAGAAGCAGTAGCCGCACGTATGGCTTTAGAAATGTGTGAAGAGGTGACTCAATCTAACACTAAGAAGGCGAATATATCTGTCGTTTATGACAGGAAAATAGCTGAAGCTAGGAAAGCGAATGCTTTTTTCAAAGTCCCACAAGTATCCCCTGATGACACTTTTGATCGCGTAAGGAATATGTAATGCCTAGAAGTGCGCCACTGAAAAATGATTTCAGTTCAGGAGAGCTCAGCCCGCGTCTCAAAGGCCGCATGGAAGCCGATAAATATCGTGAGGCAGCAGCTACGCTAAAGAATTACATACCTTTCCCGCAAGGCCCTATAACTAGGAGGCCAGGATCAGTTTATGTTAACGAGATAAAAACTAGCTCTGAAGGAGCAAGATTAATACCTTTTGTTTTCAGCGCGACAGTTGCTTACCAATTAGAGTTTGGCAACAACTATATTAGATTCTACAAAGACAACGCTCAGCTTCTAGACGGAGGTGCATATGAGATATCCACTCCTTACGATGAAGAAGAGGTTTTGGATTTATCTTATGCTCAGAATGGCGACATCATGTATCTTGCCCACCAAAGTTTCAGACTTAGAAAACTCACTCGGCTTGGTGATATCGAGTGGACTTTAGAAGAAGTTGATTACGACGAGCCCAATTATCTACCTTTCAATTCTTTAAGCGCAGGAGCGCAAACGGAAGCCGTAAAAACTGCCACTTTAACTCCTGCTGCCACCACTGGAAACACAAACGTAACGATGGGCCCAGACCAAACTATAACTGCCATTGCTGATGACGGGGCTGGAAATACAAATTTGACAATACCTAATCACGGCTTTGTAGACGGGGACAGTATAGGTGTGGATGGCGGGAATAAGATACTACTAGACCGTATGGTCACTCTAGATGCGGACACGGATAACCGAGTTGTAGACTCGAACACTATAAAAATATCCCCAAGTTTCCCCGGTGCGGGATATGACGGATCTGGATTTGTATACCCAGACATATACCCTGGGGCGGGCGTTTACGTTCGCCTTTTACAGGGGAGCACTTGGGGTTGGGCTGAAGTTAACGACAGGGGTATTGTAGTAGGCCACTTGCAGACATTCAACGTAACCGTAGTTTCCGCTTTCGGGTCTACGGCTACTGCCGGCGTTTGGCGCTTTGGAAATACGAGCAATCCCGGCTTAGTCACTTTCCACGAAGATCGTTTAGTGTTGTCTAAGTACGCGGATCAGCCGCAGAGAACAGATCTAAGTGAAACAGGAAACTATGAGGATTTCAGCCCAACTACTGCGGCGGGTGCGGTAATCGATTCTGGCGGTATAAGTTTTTCTTTAGCCTCGAATGACGTGAACGCTATCCAAAACATAATATCAGGCCCTAAGGGTCTTTTCATAGGAACCTTTGGCGGTGAGTGGATAGTTAGACCTTCATCCCAAGGCGAGGCACTAACGCCTACTAACGTGAATGCTAAGAGATCTACGACTTCAGGCTCTTCCAGTGCAACTCCTGTCCAAGTTGGAAACGCTGTTATTTTTGTACAGAAGACCGGAAAAAAAATAAGAGATTCAATTTATTCGTTTCAGTCTGACGGATTCAGGTCGAACGATTTAACTTTCATAAGTGAGCATATCACCAAAAACGGCGTGACAGCATTGGCCTTGCAGAGGGAGCCGATCCCGACCGTGTGGGCCATCCGAAGTGACGGCGCATTACTTGGGCTCGGATATGAGCGACTAGATGACCAAGCGGTTAAGTTTGGTATACACAGACACGAGATTGGGGGCGCAGGTGATTCAGACGGCAACATAGCTGAAGTAGAGTCGATATCTGTGATACCTGCGGCTGACGGTAAAAGTGACGAGCTTTGGATGATTGTCAAGCGCTACATAGATGGCGACACGGTAAGATACATAGAGTACCTATCTAAGCTATACGAAGACACCGACTCTGCGGAAGACGTGAAAGATGGAATCGATTCAGTGGTAACTTTCACTAGCGGAACGGCCACAACCTCCGTCACAGGACTTAGCCATTTAGAGGGTGAAGAAGTCAGTGTCTGGGCCGACGGGGCAGCTCAAAACCCCAAGACTGTAGCTAGCGGAGCCATAGAGTTAGACACAGCTGCGTCGAAAGTTCAAGTAGGGTTGGCTTATGATTCTGATGTAGAAACTCTGCGTTTCGAATCGGGGTCGGCTAACGGGACTGCACTAGGGAAAACCCAAAGAATAAACAGAGTCGGAATCCTTCTGCATAAAACGATCAACATGGAGTGGGGGCCTGATTTTTCGGATCTAGTACCTATTATTTTCAGAAACGCTTCAGACCCATTAGGCGAAGCAGTTCCTTTATTTTCGGGGATAAAGTCAGAAACTTTCGATTCAGATTACGATTTTGAAAACAATATTTGCATAAGACAATCGGGTCCCGGCCCCGGAACTGTTTTAGCTATAATGCCGCAAATGGCTACGGAAGATAGATAAGCGTGCAGATCGTAAGATTTAAGACCGAGCACGCGGAATATCTTTTAGAGCAAGCGGGTAATAAACCTCTTCTCGGAGTTTTCACGGAGGAAGTAATGGCTTACACAGAATCACTAGACCATGCGTATACGGGACTGCTAGATGGCGAGCCTGTTTTTTGCGCGGGACTTGTGAAGAAAAACGACCATTGCGCCGAGGCTTGGACGATACTGCATCAAAACAAGCGCGATAAGTTTATTTTGATTTTCAATGCTTTGAAAAGATTTTTACAGATAGCCCCCTACAGGCGTGTGGAAGCCTTAATAAAATGTGATTTCAACAATGGTCATAGGTGGGCTAAGGCGTTAGGATTTAAGTTAGAGGCGAGTCGAATGTACGCGTATAACGCGGACGGTAGTGATTCAGCATTGTATTCGAGGATCAATAAATGGGTGTAGAAGTTTTAGCAGCGGGAGCCCTTATCGGTGGGGCAGTATCAGCCGTAGGAAGTATCAAGCGCGGAAATGCGGCCAGAAAAGCTGCGGAGTACAACGCTAAAATAAATGAACGAAATGCTCGGGAAACTGAACAGCAAGCTATCGAGCAAGAAAAGATTTTCAGAATCCAAGCTTCCAAGCAAATTGGATCTTTCAAAGCCGCTAGAGGCGCATCCGGTGTCCGTTTAGGAGGGTCCGCTATAGACGCCCTCCAAGAGAGCTTTTTTAACATAGAGGCTGACGCTAACAATATTAAAGAAGAAGGCGCTAGAAAAGCTAGGGCTTACCGAGAAGGTGCTAATCTCGATCGCATGGAAGGGCAAGCGGCTCAGAACGCGTCCAGGTTCAGTGCTGCAGGGACTTTGCTTTCTTCCACAGCTTCGGCTTTTACGACGCTGAACACGCCCGCACCTGATACGGGCCTTAAGAGGACAGCGTAATGCCGAGAATTAAAACTGTAGAAAGACAAGTAGCTAGCGTAGGAGTGGGCGGGGGCCCAAGAGCTTCCAGCCAAGTTTTTGGCGGAGGCATCGGTGAGGGAATGGAGAGCATAGGCAGGGCAGTAGAGAATACCTCTCAAGCCCTCATCACTCACAAAGAAAACAACGACGCATATAAAGCTGACATTGAAGCTAAGAAATATCAGCAGCAAGTTCTAACGGCTATGCAGGAGAAGAAAAACTCTTTGACTGACGATCAGGCGGAGGGTTTTGCCGAAACTAGTTACAAAGAACTGGAAGAGCAAAGGCAATCTTTAGTCGATAAATTTGAAGGCTCGCAGAAAGCAAAATCTCGTTTGAATAACAGCCTTCAGCAGATAAATTTTTCTCAAGAAAGAGATTTGCGAAGTTTCGAAGTTCAAGCGGTGAGCCGCAAGAAAGTGAACGATTTCAAACAAGTTCACGATCAAGATTTGAACATTGTTTTTGGAGACTACTCCAAAACCAGAGAATTGCTAGACGGGAGTTTGGCGCTAATAAACAACATGGAAGTGGACGGGAAGGTTAAGTCTCAGCTGACAGAGATGGCTAAAAGCGAGTACCACTCTGCCGGATTGAACGGCTTCGTAAACACTGTGCTTTCAGACACGGCAACTACTAGCGCCGACATCGAGAACGCTGTTAAAGCTCTACAGAGCGACAAGAACATGTTCAAAGTTAATGCAGACCCTAAAGACTATCAACGGGCGATAAAGAGTTTGCAGGCTGGAGTAAAGCAGCATAAAGCTCGCGAAAATTTCCAATACGTGAATGCGTTCAACGATTGGGCTTTGAAAGCTCAGAGCACCGGAGTCGACGAAGGTGGATTCACTGAAGAAGAAATTCGATCAGTCGTAGAAGACCCTAAGGACCAAGAGAGGCTTATTAGAAAATCTCAAGTCGTCAGGAAATACGCCACCGCCATGAACGAAGTTAGGGAGAGTGACAAGTCTTTGGCTGAAATAGGTGCCGAAATAGCCAGCAAAAAAGAAGGGTTGAAGTCCGTGTCTGCCGATAATTTTGAGGCAGAGATGAGCGGAGTACAAGCTATGCAAGGCGCTTTCGAGCAAGTTGTCAGGCAATACAAAGCTGACCCCGCTAACTACGTGATCGGGAGAAGCGAAGCTGTATCTGCGGCTTACACTGAGTTCCAAAAAAACCCAACTATCAAGACGCTAGAGACTTACGCCGATGCTACTATTTCAGAGCAAATGAGAATAGACCCTAATTCTCCGCCTTCACTACTGACTAGCCAAGAGGCGGACTCAGTTCGCGCTTCGATGGATCAGATAAACATCGCCGATCAGGGCGGCAAAGTGGCTCTCGATAATATCCAATCTTTAGAGCAGAAGTGGGGGAGACATTTCCCCGCCGTAGTCAGAGATTTAAAAAAGAACAAGGCTTTGAACGGATCTCAATATGTCGCGGCTACGATGGCAGACCAACCCGCTCTGCGCGGTTTGGCTGAAGATGTCATGGAAGCGTCCGTGCTTAAGACAGAGCACTTTCGAAAAGAACTAGGGGCTGCAGAGTACAAAGATATCGAAGACTCTACCCGCGCGGCGCTTCAGGATTTCAGGGGGTCGCTGAAGACCCTAGCTAACAGGGAGCAAGTCGTAGCTGACTACCAAGATGCTATCGCTAGGACTGTGGCGTACAAGCAGCTCAGCGGGGAAGACGTTGATGCCGATCAAATAGCTAGTCAAATAATCAATGACAGATACGTTTTCGAAGACGGACTTAGAATACCTGTGGCAAATGATGCGCCTCCGATGCGAGCGGGTATGCGAAAATTAAAGAACAGAATTGATACTTTGGATTTGGCAAACATACCCGTGGCGTTAAGTGGCCTTCGCGAAGAAGATTCAGCAGATCTGTACAGAGAGTCTATTCGTAATGACGGAACTTTTGTGACTGCAGGGGACGATTCAGGTGTGGAACTTATTGACGGCACAGGAAACGTCGTCATGATAAAAGACGACAAAGGAAAACCTATCAGGGCTAAATGGAAGTGGTCGGAGCTTGAAGACATCGGGTCTGATCCGTCTGAGTTTAAAGGCATTACTGGGGAAGATTTTTCTAGAGGACTTTCGTTCTAATGCCAGCTTTCGGAGATAACAAGACCGGAGGGCCTAGATACCTAGAAGAAGTCAGCTTCAACGACGGCGTATTCGAAGCGTCTTTCGACGAAGCCTTCGATCAAAACCCCGGCACTAAGATAGCTGGTTTCATTCGAAATAAGTTAGATGACAGCCCTATTATCGGCAGAGATGTAGTGGCTTCCCAAGCGAAAGAATACGGTGTGAATTTAGACGTCCCTGAAGAAGGGATGAGATCCGACACAGCCGGATTTTTGATTCAAAGAAAATACGAACAGAAAAAAAGGCAGCAGCGCCTCAATCAAGCGACGCCGTCGATAGCTAACACCACGGCTAAACTTTCAGGTATGTTAGTAGGCTCGTTGGTAGACCCGATAAACGTAGCTGAGTCTTTCATACCTGTGTACGGCGAAGCTAGATGGGCAGCTAAACTTTCAAGAGTATCTTCGACTATAGGGCGGGTTGGGGTTAGAGCGTCTAAAGGGTTTGTCGCAGGTGTGCAAGGTAACTTATTAACTGAAGGTGCGGTAGAATTTACAGGCATCAACGATTCTCTTCAAGAGGACATCGACGCCGCAGAGTTCAGTCAGATGATTCTTTTAGGGGGCGTTTTAGGAGGCGGCCTTCACGTAGGGGTTGGGGCGATGGCAAATGCCTTCTCTAAAACAGGCGATATTTTCAAAGCGAAGCCGAACGGAAGTTTCCCGAAACATTTGGCAGCACAGACCCCCGAAGCTAGATACGATTTAGTTTCTACAGCTATCGCGCAGGCCGTAGAGGGCAGGCGCATAGACGTTCTCCCAGTTATGAGAGCGCACCAATTTGATAATATAAGAGCTTATAATGATCTGAGTACAAAACTAAAAGCGGCTACTGCAAAAGGTGACGCTGTACTTGCCGAAGAGTTGTCTGAGCAAATGACAAAGCTCAGAAGTACGGTAGCAGATATCAGATTTCAAGCCCAGCCACTACCTGAAAGAGTCGTGAGTAGAAAGACACTCGCGGTAGAGAGCCGAACCGATGGGGTGTTTGACGTAGAGATGGCGTCTAAGAATTTTGTAAGTCAGGTAGACGACGCTATAAATGCGAACGGTCAGAAAGTAACGATACAAGCTAAAGGCATCAAGCCCACGCAGATTGTAGAAGTGACGCCCGACGGGAATATAAAGACGGCTGACGGCGGGGAATTCCTCCCCCAGAAACTTGTAGATTCAGAAGGATTTAGAGCTGATTTCCGTGACGACATTCCTACAGATCCCGCTTTGAGACAAGAATATTACAGAAGTAAAACTTCTACAGAGTCTGACTTTCCTTTGGCTTCTGAACGTGACGCTACTATCAACGATATGAGAAGGCTCGGGCAAGATCAACCGGGCTCGGATTTGATCGACGAGGCTATCCTCGCAAGAAATGCGGACGACATCGCAGCTCTGAAAGATGTAGAAGGTTTAGACGATATAAAAGCGTCTATAGATGAAGATTTGGCCGAGTTGAAAACTATGTCTGAAATCATGGACGAAACTTTTGATGCTGAATTTAAAGCCGCAGACGAAATGATAGTTAAAAGCGAAGAAACAGCGAGAGCCATAAAAGCTTTTGCAGATTGTAAATTAAGGGGCTGATATGAGTGCGGTTTGTGAATTAGAAGTTCAAAAATTATTAGGTAGGGAGTTATCCGATGCCGAAAGAAAAGAACTAAATGATGAGATATCAGGGCTCGTGGAAAGACTCAGCTCAGAGCAGTCGCATGAAGCTTTAGACGCTAGAGTCAGAAAAGCTATTGACGCTAGAGCCGAGGAAATTCAGCTAGCTGCTCTCGTTGAGAAAAGAAACGCAGTTAAAAATACTCGCGCTAGAATCAACAACACAAACTACATAAAGAACGTCTGGGGTGACGACCCGATCGAGGGATTCAAAGCTGTCCTAGGAGAGTCTTTAGCGGACAGACAAGGCTCTAGAACTGGGCTCGCTAACCGAGTTCATTCTGTTCGCGACTATTACATGAGTTCTTTCATGTCGAGACTTCAAAAAGCGGGCATCTCTGATGTGGCCGCATCAGGGAAATTAGATAGAGACGTTTGGCGGGCGATGGCCGCGCTTGACGGCAAAGACACAGACCGCGCAATTTTAAATAGCATTCCAAAAGACGCTATTGAATACGCAAAAATTATCAAACAGATGAACGAGCTCGCAAGGCAAGAAGCTAATAAGTCCGGCGCTTGGATAAAGAAGATGGATGGCTACGTTATTAGAAGGTCCCACGACGCAGACAAGCTAGGTAAAGCTGCGGGCGCGGCAGAGCCCATCACAAGTCCTAAACATAAAGAGGCTTGGGTCTCTTACGTTGAGGAAAGAATCGATTGGGAGCGCACCATGCCTGATGTTCCCGTTCAGAACAGAACTAAAGTTCTAGGCAAGATGTACCAGAGTTTGAGAAACGGCGTCCACACAAAAGCAGGCGGCAAGCCTGTTTCAGGGTTAAAGGGTTTTGCGAATATAGGCAAAGGAATGTCTCACGAAAGAGTGCTTCATTTCAAAACCCCTGATGCGGATTTCGAATATAACGCAAAGTTTGGCAGCGGAAACAATTTGGCAGAAGATGTGATGAATGGCTTGAAGAGAGTCGGGACAGAAACAGGCTTCATGCAAAAACTCGGACCTAATGCGGAGATGAACCTTGACGCTATTTACGAGGCGACACTCAACCGCTTGAATAAAGCGGAAGCTAATCCAGAGACTATAGCTAAGTTCAAATCGTACTACGCAAACGAAGTTAAGAAACAGTTTCTCCCGAGCATAAAAGGTGAGTTAGATATTCCTGCAAACAACGTACTCGCTACAGCGGGGAGTGTGGTGAGGGCGATCAATAGCGCGTCCATGCTGGGCAGTTCTGTTCTCTCAGGTTTTGGCGATATCCCTATGTACGGTTTGACCATGAGATATATAAACGGAAGGACACACTCGGATATGTTCGAAGGAATGCGCCAAGCTATGGGCGATCTATTTGGCGGGTTTAAAGGGAAACCCACCGTCGAGCAGATGGAGATACTAGCTGAATTCGGCGTACATCAAGACACCGTTAACGCCTCTATCGCTCGCTTTGATGTTGGCGACAAAGATGTTCCTGGGCAAATGTCCAAACTACTCGGTTGGTCTTTTAAGATGAACGGTCTGACTTGGTGGCAGGACACTCTTCGTAGAAGTTCTGTAATTACAACGGCTTTCAGACATGCTCAACACGTCACTAAAACTATGGGAGAACTTCCCGAAGGCATGCAAGCTATCCTGCGTCAGTTCGATATTGAAGATGGCGACTGGGATCTCATTAGGGCAACTAAGCTCGCAGAATACTCGGAAGGGCGGAGTGTATTGACGCCCGAGGGTATAGCGGATTTATCCGACGACGTGATTGATAGCCGCTTGAAGCAGTTAGGTAAGAAGATCACTAAGTCTTCGAGAACTAATTTCAAAAATGAGCTCACTCAAAAATACAGAATGCTTTTCAGGGAAGTCGGGGCAATGGCTACGACAGAACCCGGGGAGCTTGAAAAAGCTATGGTCAATATGGGGTCCCAAAGGGGAACCGCAAAAGGCGAGGCTATTCGCAGCATGATGCAGTTCAAAAGTTTCATGCTCACTTCAGCACGCAAGCACTTGGGGCGCGAGCTTCACGGCTACCACTCACAGAGAGTTTCCGCGCCTGAAGCACTTAAAAGACTTATGACAGACGACAGAGGCGGTAAGGCAGCTTTAGCAAACCTCATGGCTTGGAGTACTGTTTTCGGTTACGCAGCTATGACCGCAAAAGACCTAACTAAAGGTAAGGAACCGAGAATTCCCACTGATGCGAAGAGCTTTGTTAAAATTTCTACGGCGTCAATGCTTCAATCTGGCGCGTTAGGGATATATGGAGATTTTATTTTCGGAGACGCTAACCGTTTTGGGGGCAGCCCTATCGCTACTTTAGCAGGGCCTACGGCGGGCAAAGCTGAAGAGGTTCTGAAGCTTTGGTCGGCGGCAACAAGAGGCGATCCTATCGCTGCGAAGACCTTAAATTTTGCAATAAACAACACACCCGTTCTCAGCACAGCTACAAATCTGTTCTACACAAGAGCCGCATTTGACTACCTCTTTATGCACCGCATGAGAGAAATGATGAATCCCGGCTACTTAAAGCGAATGGAGCGCAGAATTAAATCAGAGAACGATCAAGAATTCATAGTACCGCCTAGCAAGGTTATACCAAGGGGCGGCTTTTAAAGGTAGGATCGAAACATGGCATTATCTAGTACAACAAACAGGGTTTCATACGCAGGCAACGGGTCAACCACCGATTTCGCTTTCAGCTACAAGTTTCTTCAAAACGAAGATCTTGTAGTCGTAGAGAGGGTAGTAGCTACTGGCGTCGAGACGGTTAAAGAGCTCACCACTCACTACACAGTGGCGGGCGAGGGGGAAGACTCGGGCGGAACTGTCACGATGCTTGTCGCCCCTGCTACAGGAACGAGCCTTGTCATATATAGAAACCCAGATGCGGTGCAGCCGTACAACCCTGCAGATAACGAATCTCTTCCAGCAGAAACCATGGAAGAAGCGCATGACAGAATGGCTCTCATAGCTCAAGGGATTAAAGATCTGCTATCTAGAAGTCTGAAACTCTCCAAAGCCTACTTGGATTCTTTCAATATGGAGCTCCCAACTGTGCTCACTGCAAACGCCGTGTTAACAGTAAACGCAGACGGGGACGCTTTCGAGATGGGCCCTACCACTACTGAGATTGAAGATGCAGAAGCTAACGCTGTAGCGGCAGCAGCTTCAGCCGCAGCAGCATTGGTGTCCGAGAACGCAGCAGCAACGAGCGAAACGAATGCTGCTACAAGTGAGACTAACGCTGCGACTAGCGAAACGAATGCTGCTACAAGTGAGACTAACGCTGCGACTAGTGAAACGAACGCGGCGGCGTCCGAAACAGCCGCTCAGCTCGCTGAGACAAACGCCGAAACAGCGCAAACAGCAGCCGAGTTAGCTGAAACAAACGCC